TCGTAAAACTGAGGATTGGCACTCAGACCTAAATGGCAAACTTGTCATTAATGGTGAGACTTATTATGCCAACGTCTATCAGAAGAATGAGAATTGGATTGCAGGCAAGTTAGTCAAAGCTGATCCTTCTAAAGTTCCTAACAAGACTATGACTAATTCTACAACCATAGCCGACAATAACACTTTAGATGATGAAATACCCTTCTAGATGAAAAGAGAAGATATTTTAAAAAGTGCGATAGGATTAATCAATGGTGATCGAGCAAAAGACTATGGAGATGCTTTTGATAACCATAAGAGGATCGCTGAGTTGTGGTCAGTTGTTTTTGGAATAAAAGTAACTGCACAACAAGTTGTCCTCTGCTTAATCCTATTAAAAGTCGCTAGACTAATTTATTCCCCATCCAAAAAAGATAGTTGGATTGATATTGCAGGATATTCAGGAATTGGCGGAGAATTTGTAGAGAAAGAGAAAAATGGCAAACAAACCAAATAAACACCTTCCGATTTTTCGCAGGACTAAAGAGCAAATTGCAAGAGACAATAAAAATTTTGAAAATTGTAGCCAATGCGGAGAGCCATTAAAAAAAGCTAAACAAAGACGAGACAGTCCTAAAACTTGTTATGATTGTCGAGGAGATCGTGCCAGTGGTAGCACTGAACTCAGACAATTATTTAGAGAACTCAGCAGTAAAAAAACTGTTGATGTAGATGACTGGGGCAGTCAGGAAATCACCAAAGATGATGCAGATCGCTATGGAAGAGTTTTTAGAAAACCAACTCAAGTGTCTTTTGGAGTGTCTCCAATATCTGAGGTAATGGAAAAAAATTATAAGTATGTCCACAAAAATGGATCTGCAAGAGAAGGCTTTAGATACAAAAGGAGTTAGCTATGGAAATATGTCCAGTATGCAAGTCTGCATGGAAACCAATCATTACAAGATCTGCGGAACAATGTCAGGTCTGCAAGCTAACAATGCCATTAGATTGTTGTTCAGGAGTTTGTGAGAATGAGCAAGTGGAAAAAGCCGACAACAGTATACGTTCACCCAACTCCCTTGATGACTAAATGTGATCACTGCGGAAAGCCTTTTGATTGGAGATATGGTGGTTTGGTTAATATGCTCAAAGTTGAATTTTGCGGACACAAATGTTTTGACGATTATTTAAAAGAACGAAAAAGGTTGAGAGATGAGTTTCAATCGCTTTGATTATTGCAAATATTGTAAGGCTGAGATGCCTAAAACAAAAACCAAACGATACCGACCAACTATGTGCCATGACTGCCAAATGGATAAAAAAGATGGCAACCACGAACTTAAAAAAATTTTTGATGAACTTAGAGAAAAAAATAACAATGCTGAGAAAGAAAATTGGGGTGCAGATAATATCAAAGACAATGACGATACCCCCTATAAAAAAAGGGGGCATACCGAAGTTTGGAGACGAACTACCTTAGACGATATTTAACCCAATAATCTCTGCATTAATTTCTCAGCCTGCACTGGACTTCTAGCCTGCTCTAAATCAATAACAGTATAATGAACTTCGGCTGTCTTAGAGTTCTTGCTATGCCCCATTCTTGCTTTTCTGATATGATCAGGCACTTCACCAATCATGCTAGTGTTGTAGTACTTCCTAAAGCCACCAATACCATAGTCAGGCACTCCTGCTCTCTTACAAACTGTAGAGATTAATTTTCTCATAGCATTTTGCTCAAATGGTTTTTTTCCATTAGAATTTGGGAATACCCAAAAATCACAAATAGAGTTTAACTTCCATTTTTTCAGCAATGTCATGACCTGAGAAGGCAAGCCTAAAACTCTTTCTCTAAAATTATTTTTTAGTTCCTGAGTGTCATATCTATAGACGTTTCTTTTGATAGTAACCTCAGACTTAGTGAAGTTAATATCCTTCCACTGCAATCCTTGAAGTTCGTTAGCTGATATTCCAGTAAAAGCAGAAAACATTATAAACGTATCTAGATATAAAGTTTTTTCAGTTTGAATTAGTTTTAAAACATGATCGTGAGAATATCCGCCTCTTTCAATCACAGTTCCTTTTATCTCTTTTCTATCGTCAGAGTTACAAGGATTTCTAGAAATATAACCCTGATCAACTGCAAATTTCATAACCATGCTTAAAGACTGGACACAATGTCTAATAGTCTTGGCTGATAGATCTTTGTTAGCACTATCATCAATAAATTCATTCACCTTACCAGTGGTAATGTCTTTGATACTCATGCCCTTATAAAAGGGATTTAAGTGCAGTCTGAGATGCCTTTCGTCATTGTCATATGATCGTTGCCTAATGCCATTAACTTTTCTTCCAACCGCATTTAATCGCTTCTCTAAGGCAAGTTTTCCTACGTCATCAAACAATGCAACCTCAATCTTAGTTACATTATTTTCAAAGTCAGTCATCATGTCTTTTCTGATAGCTGATAATTCTTTTTTGCTAGAAGCAACCTTCCTGCCATATGATTTCATAGTTGCTGATTTATAACGAAACTGAAAACCTTTATAATCTTGAGATGCAATTATATAAGGCTTAATATCTCCAATAAAATAATTAGCCATTAGTTTGCTCCCCATATTGATTGACCATATGAGTTGCTAGTCATTCTAAGATCAGCACTACTCACATAATCTTTTGCTTCTTGTAGTGTTGCGAAATCTTCAACAACCTCTTCTGCATAAGCTAAATGAAACCTACCATCCCATTCTGTTATATTTATGTTGCTACCTTCAAGAATGATCGCACCATATTTTTCAATCCATTTTCTTTTCATTAGTTTGCTCCCTCTAATTGATCATAGTAATTATCAACCCACTCAATCATTTCTCCACGAGTTGGTCTTGGCTTTTGACATGATTGAATAAATTTTCCTTCTAAACTCATAACAATCCAATCAAGTAATTTTACTTTTAATGTTTTGTTTTGCATTGATACGTCAACTACCTCTTGAATATAGAAATCTCTATATCTCCAACTAAACCTACCAAATTTATGACATTTAATTAGTTTGTGTTTTTCCATTAGTTTGCTCCCTATTCTGTAATATCGATTGTAACAAGCTCATACTCAACAAACATATCTCTTATTTGTTGTTGATTATAAGCCATTACATAAAGATACGATGTGACCTCATTTTCACCCTCATAGCCTTGCTTATATTCTACATAATACCTTTTCATTAGTTTGCTCCCTCATGCTTATATTGTGCTACAAACTCCTCGTAAGACATTGGATTAATATTATCTTGTGCCTCACCATCTTCGATGCCCCAATCGGCATCACACTCTTCTAAGTAATCTTCATATTGTTCTTTTAAATATTCTTTTGCACACTCCATAGCCATATGATGTTTGATGCAGTCTCTAAACTTAGCTTCATCAAAATCTACAGATTGGTTTCCAAAATATGTAAGGATACCCTGTATATTGTCTTCAGAAGGGTCAAGTTTTACTAACTGACAAGCTATTGTATCGTAGTGTTTATGTGTAAATTTAGTCATAATATTTTGCTCCCTTTAAAAATTGCTTATAATCTTCTGCTGAAATTTCATCCTTCAAATACTTAGTTAATAAATGAACTTTTTCAGTTCCTAAGCGAATTACGTTTTGAATTACTGTTTCATCTGTAACTGGTTGCCTTCTAATAAAAGAATTGCCACTACGACTTTTTGTTTTAATTAATTTAGTAATTTTAGGATTATTTAGAAAATCAACTTCTTTACTATCCAAATCTCTGTAGTAAGGAAAATAGTATTCTTTATTATTAAATGATACTGTTACTGTCTTTTGCATTTAAACCTCCAATTTAAATTAGCCACTCTAAAAGCGAACTTATTCCTTTATATTACACTATTATACCTATTATGCAACTATTATTTCAAAAAAAGGGAACTATGCCTGACGAACATTAGCCACTTTATTAGCCACTCTGTAATCGTTATCAGGCTTAAAACATAAAAAAACCCCAAAAACCGAAGTTCTTGAGGTGCGTGTAAGTCGTTGATTTTATTGAATAAATTGGTTGCGGGGGTAGGATTTGAACCTACGACCTTCAGGTTATGAGCCTGACATTTTACCCCTAAAAATGAGGGTATATATAGGTTTGTGTTTGCGGTTAGCCACATAGTTAGCCACTTATTTTTT